GATCAAATGGTCCTCGGGGGTATTACTGTTGATACATCACATGGTCTTCAAAGTGTTACTAATACTTCGAATGTTACAACTAACACAGTCGAATTTTCAAATACAACAACAGCGTTCGTTACAACTGCGAATGTAGAGGTGGGTGGTGAGCTGACCGTGTCTGGGAATGTAGAGGTGGGTGGTGAGCTGACCGTGTCTGGGAATGTAGAGGTGGGTGGTGAACTCACTATGACTGGAACAGGTGCTCTAACCGTTCCAAATGGTACGACGGGAGACAGACCGGCTGCTGCCACAGGGATGATCCGCTATAACTCCACAACCGGGTTCATGGAAGGCTATGCAGCGGCGGGGTGGGCCCCTATCGCCCAACCACCAACGATCACGGGTATTTCGCCATTAACCACACTTCCTAGTGGTGGGATGGTTCCAAACAGTTGGACTGGGGAAGTTAAACATGTGTCACCGAACCCAGATAATACCGCATACTTCGGCCACAGTATTGCCATGAACTCGGATGGAACGAAGTTTGTCGTGGGGGCTGACTACGAAGATTTCGGGGGCAAAGGTGACGTCGGTGGTGCCTACGTATTCACTTACAGTGGTGGGTCTTGGGACACCGGTGAGAGGCTTGTGGTGGGTGACCCAGAGTCTAGTGACCATTTCGGACATTCTGTCGCCATGAGTTCAGATGGGACGAAGGTTATCGTGGGAGCACACCGCGAGGACACAGGGGGTAGCGACAATGGTGCTGTCTATATATTCACATACGATAGTTCGTCTTCGTCTTGGGGTACGGGTTCAAAGCTTCAGGCAAACTCGGTGAACACCGGTTCCGCGGACAACCAATTTGGCTACAGTGTTGCCATGAACTCTAACGGGACGAAGATTATCGTGGGGGCGAGGTATGAGGACAGTGACGCGGGTGCGACTGTAAATACGAATGCTGGTAATTCCGGTGCCGCTTTCATCTACACATACGATGGTTCGAATTGGGGTTCAGAGGTGAGGCTTAAAGCAAGTGACGCCCAAGGTACCGACTATTTCGGTACGAGTGTCGCCATGAACTCCGACGGGACGACTGTTATAGTGGGGGCACCGGATGAGGACACGGGGTACGCGACCTCCGGGGCAGCCTATATCTATACCTATAATGGTTCAACATGGTCTCAACAACAGAAGATCCAGGCAACGTCCACCACCGCATCGGGTGATAAAAGGTTTGGCCAGTCTGTCGACGTGTCTGGGGATGGGAAGAAGTTTATCGTGGGGGCGTATTGGGAGGATACGTCTGGTGGTGACGCAGGTTCTGCTTACATATATACCTACGATGATTCGTCGTGGGGGAACCTGTCAAGTTCAGAAGCACATCTCGCGAACCCATCCCTCGCATCCCCGGGCAGCGACCAATTCGGGTGGAGTGTCGCGATGAGTTCGGACGGTACAAAGGTTATCGTGGGGGCGAAATATGCCATGTCGGACCCGACACAGAGCGGAGCCGCCTATATATATACCTACAGCAATTCATCATGGGGAACGGGTGTGGAGATTACTGCATCAGACAAGGCTGCCAGCGACTATTTCGGTTCGAGTGTTGCCATGAACTCGGATGGGTCGAGGGTTATCATAGGGACTCCGAGACAACAGGCCGGCGGCAGTGAGCGTGGTGCCGCCTACTTCTACCAATTTAACAAAATAACTGACTCAGGCTTCATCTTTGACACATCAACCCAGGTATTCACGGCTACCGGTACGGGTATTGTTAGTGGATCGACGGTCCAATTGGAAGGTGCCGATGGAAGTTTGTACAGTGTTGTTGATGCGACCCCCCCGAACGCCGCTGGGACACAAGTGACTTTTAAAATGGGGAGTGAGGTGGTTGAGTTTCCACCTAGTGCGATGAGCACAAATACTTCGATCACGGGGTACACAGCGAGTGCCTCGCCTGGAAGCAATTCGGGTGACGCGTGGAAGGCCTTTAATGATGTTGTGAGTACGAGTTCGATTGATTACTGGAACGCTTCCAGCGGTACATATTCAACCACCGCACCCTACCTACCACAAGGCACAGGCTCGGCCGCGCCGGCAACAACTCAAGATATAAGCGGTTCATTACATATCGGTCATTGGATACAGTTACAAATACCCAATCCAGTTATACTAACTCGTGCTGTAATAGGTAGTACTACAAGTGGATATCAACACGGACAATTTGTTATACTAGGGAGCAACAACCCCAGCGGAAATTCCCGTCACGGATCCGGTTGGACGGCACTTCATGCTGGGTCGGGCCTCGATCTTTCCACAAATGTCACGACACTATCAGCGGGGTCGACAGAAGCATTCAAATATTTCAGGGTAGTAATAAAGTCAGTGACGAGTACCACGTCTGGTGGTCATCTCGAACTCAATAATGTACAATTTTTTGGTAGATCGGGATCTTGGGTTCTCGCAAATCAACCCTATAAAGTTAAAGTTAACAGTACCTCGGGTCTGACCGGAACCAGTACTACCGCGATAGGGTTTGCGGTTGGGTGGACCTCACCCGCGGTTAATGCGAACCTAGATTTCGAGACTGGTGTGTCCATGACTCAAACACTCGTAGGTACAGATGGTGGTGGTGGTACGAATAGGACCTTCTCTCTAGCACCCGGGAGTAACGCCTTACCATCAGGCCTCACCCTTACGGGGAGTACAGGTGCGATAACAGGTACAATTGCGGCGAATCAAGATGGTGTTACGACGAGTGTAACATTCCGATTGACTGATAATAACAGCGGGTTGTTCACAGATAGAGCAATCAATATCGTGGGGGTTAATGCACTCTACGCCTTTACTTCACATAGTTTCACCTCCTACATTTCCTCGGCGTCCGACGGTTTGGCAGGAAAAAAAGATGGTCCAACCTTCGCCGAAATGAAAACTACATATACTTCTGAGATATGGGAACAAAATCCATTGTGGTTTAATTCGATCACCCAAGGTTATCAAATTTGGACTATTCCCATTTCCGGAACATACCGAATTAGAGCTCGAGGGGCTCGGGGTGGACAGTGTGCTCCCGGCTTCACTTATTCTGCAAATCTTTTCGGTAGGGGTGCAGAAGTACAAGCAGACATTTATTTTACAAGAAATACAAAGATAGTAATTATTGCAGGGCGAACGGGTGAGGATCCACGAGACGTGTCGGGTAACAGCAATTATGGAAACACTGGTGGTGGAGGAGGAGGTGCTAGTTGGGTTCTCAAAGATATGGGTTCGGGAAACTACACGACCAGTGACGCGAGCGAAGTATATATGGTTGCAGGAGGTGGTGCAGGAGCGCGAGGATCGGATATGAGTGATTATAATGGTGGACAAAGTGTGATGGATGGTAATGGAACTCAACAGGGTACTTTAGGAGGTGGTGGATCATCTAGCAACAGCTGGGGTGTTGGTGGTGGGGCGGGATGGACTTCTGCCGGTAGTGGGAACTCTGGCGGTCAACATCCCGCTAACGGTGCTCAAGGTGGACTGTACGGTAGTAGCGGATCCTATAGTCAATACAGAGCTAACGGTGGTTTTGGTGGTGGTGGCGGAAATGGTATTGGGGACGGTGGTGGTGGAGCAGGAGCTTCCGGGGGGCAGGCTGGAAACGGGGTATCGACCACCCCCGGGGGTGGTACATCATACATCATGCCTAATAATACATATGGTTTCACTGTTACAAATCGCACATTCAGCGGCGTGCACACCTCAGGCACGATGGACGGCTCTGTTCATATCGAACTCGTATAATAAAATTGTAAGATACAAGTATATGCTCGCACAAGTGATAGAACGTTTAATTCCCAGAGAAAAAACATATACTGATACAGATGGTACATGGGAAGGTGTTGTTTTAGACGATATAAATTTTCCAAAACAACCCATCGAAGTATATAATGATATGCTTCATGTAATTCAAAATACTGATGCGATTAAAAAGTTCCGAGAGGAACGGAACACTCTCCTCGATAAGAGTGATAAGTACGTAACCCCAGATTATCCACATAGATTTGAAAAAGATATTCAAGATTGGATCGATTACCGCCGGGCTCTGAGGGATCTCCCTATGACAGCCCGACCCACCCTCGATGAAGACGGAAACCTCACGGGTGTTGAGTGGCCGGTCACCCCAACTCCATAAACCCTCGTTCCAAATCAAACTTCCTACAAACTGCATCCCACTTTGTAAGAAAAATAAACTCTCACTATAATATAAACAAAATGTCTGGTGGAATTGCCCAACTTGTTGCCGTGGGGGCCCAGGATGCCCACCTCGTTGGT